CCATGGACACGCCTTCTATGGAAATCCTCGGGCTTCCCTTCCATATCGAAATGGATATGGAACAGAGCGTAAGGACGTCCTTCTGCTCCTCTTCCGTCATAGGGACCTTGAACAGGCTTATCTTGTGGATGGTTTTCTTGACTTTTTCCGGGAGCGTACGCCCGATCTCGTATAGCGTATCCCTGCTTATGCAGACTTCCCTCTTGGTCTGTATGTCCCAGTAGTAGTAGGTAGTACCGTCGTACTTCCTCTTGATGCGTCCTCTCCGTATGGACTTCATGCGGACAATCCTTGTTTACACGTTGTAAACAGCCGGACTACATCTTATCAACAATATAAACAATTTTTCAACAACGCGGTAACGTCCCGTACTATTAAGACAGAGGAATTTATATGCCGAACACCGCAAGGGACATAATCAGGGACGCTTTTGTCCGCTCCACGCTGAGGGGTCTCGGGGACACGCTCGACGACCTCGAAACGAGGGACGCTCTCGCAATGCTCAACGAGATACTGGACACGCTGAGCCAGAAGGAGGAGTTCTCCACCGGCAACGCTTCCGTCATAATCGACATGCCGCCCGGAAGAAGGTTCGTCACCCTTTCGGATAACCCGCACAGGGTGTTTACGGCGGTTGCCGGAACTGAAAACGTACGCTGCATCTGCGGGGATTCCCATGAACTTAACGTGAACGACGAGATAGACGTGAGGATAGGCGGCGAGTCGTACACGGCTACCGTCTCTTCATTGGTATCCCATGTGGAATTTGAGCTTCCGCCGAACGTGAACCTGAGCGGTTCCTATGTAGGCACGTTCAAGCTGCATTCCGAGCCGGAAGACTTTTTCATCGACATCGTGACTGCACCGCCCGTGAACATGTTCCAGGTGGTAGGTTCCGGCGTAGGCCAGCTTCAGGAATGCCAGCAGCAGAACTTCTATTCCGCCGAGAGGGTGGGAAGGTGGTGGTGGTACGACAAGGGCAACACGCCGTACCCGAGGCTATGGGTGAGCGGTTGCGACCGCGTCATGGCCGTATTCCCGAAGCCTACTTTCAAGAACGTCACTCTCGACACGGACTTCTCGTCCATGGACTCTTCCGCGAGGAGCGCGATAAAGTACCGACTTGCGGCGGAAATCGCTTCCACGGCAGGCTTTACGGCCGTTGAACAGTCCCTCATGGCGAAGTACAGGCACTCTTTCGCTACGTTCGTACGCAGCCGTTCGCAGAGCGCCTCCCCCATACCGGACTACTCGGCACCGGGATACAACAACAGCCTTTACTACGACATCTTCACGGACGGGGGCGGACATGCCACTTTCTAGCTTTGACGCGATAGTCGGTCCCGCATACAGCTACCCGAGCAAGCCGGTTGACTGCCAGGAGTGCGTGAACTTCGAGTGCCTTAACGTAGGCAGTTCGGCTTCACCGTACAGGCACATGCTTGTATCGACTCCCGGAACGAGGAAGATAAGGTTCAGGAAGACGGGTTCATCGACGATATACGACAGACTCCCTACCGTAAGCGCATCGGTGAGCCGCATAAGGGGCATTCACCGGTGTTCCGTGCCTTTCATGGGAGATACGCTTGAAGGGGTGGTAATAGTCGGTTCTGACGCCGTATGGAAGATGTCACCGCCAAATTCCGAAATGGTGTGCGAAATATTTCTTCTCGGAGTGATTTCCGAGGGGTTCTCCCCCGTATCCATCGTAGACGCAGGCGCAGAGAGCGGCAGCGACAGGCCGCAGAAGATAGTCATAGCTGACGGGGTGACGATGTACACCGTCAACATGGACACGATGGAGTTCGGCTCCATGGGCAACACTCTTCCGCAGAGACCTTCGAAACTCGCCTACATGGACGCGAGGGTGTTCATGTGCGGGTCAACGCAGAACTCGGGCGACCCTTCGCAGAGGGTGTACTGGTCCTCCATCAACAATCCTGACGAATGGGCGGAACTGGATTTCGTCAGCGCTGCGATGAAGAGCGATCCTGTAATGTCCGTTGCCGTTGCAGGGAACTACCTTTGGATGATAGGAACTGAAACGTTCGAGCTGTGGCAGACAACCTCTTCTACGGGTACGCTATATTCGCCTATCCGTAAGGTGAACGGCGTGGCGTCAGGCGTTGGTACATGCAGCGCGGACTCCGTGGCGTCCATAGCTTCGAGCGTTTTCTTTGTCGGCGGCGGGGAAACCGGGAGGCTCCACGTGTACGAGGGAAGCTCGAACGGTTCCATCGCCGTCGTCAGCACGGACGCTATGAGCATGGAGTTTGCGCGTTACGGCACACTTGACGATGCTGTAGGCATGTGCTGGAGCGATGACGGACAGCTATACTACTCCGTGACATTCCCGACACAGGACGTCACCTGGGTCTACAACATCAACCAGAAGTACTGGCACAAGAGGTCTTCACGAAAGAACACCGTAGACCACAGGTGGAACATTACATGTATCACGAGCGCCTACAGCATGGTGCTTGGTGCGAACGGCATTACCGGTGAACTCTACCATGTAAGCGCCCACTACAACGACGATGACGGGGAGCCCATAGTAAGGCGAAGGGTTGCACCTCACCTGAAGGCGAACGGAAGGCTCCTCATGCACAAGAGTCTCGAACTTGAACTCGAATGCGGGAACGCCCTTCCGTACGGGCAGGGCAGCGACCCGCAGATAATGCTCTGTGCGCTAGACGGTGCCGGGAGGATACGCCGCGAGCCTAGATGGAAGTCCAGCGGTACGCAGGGCATGTACAGGCGGCGTGTAAAGTGGTACAGGCTCGGTACGGCGGTTGACCGCTGCTACGAGATTTGCGTGTCGGACCCGGTAAGGTGGGTCATATACGGCGCCGTCATAGACACGGACGAAGGACAGGGGGGCAAGTGATGGACATGCAGGCTTTGTCGCAACTCGAAGGCGTTTTCGTGCAGAACATGCCGAGGGTGCAGCAGACTACTAGGAACGGAGACGTGAACCCTGACTGGACCCCATTCATGAACTCTTTCGACTCGTGGATGCAGCAGGCGTGTACGCCAGTGGAGATAGCAGACGGGCTCTATGCGGTGAGGATAGGTTGCGTCATTACCGTAACCGGAACCGTGAAGGCAGGATCGGAAATTGACATCATAGGTCCGGCGGAGACGTTCTCCAGCGGAGGAGTCGAGTTCCGCAAGGAAGGAAAGATTATTGGTTTCGAACACGACACTACGGTATCAGTGTCATACATCGCGAGGAAATAGAAGATGGGCGGACTTATAGCAGGTATAGCGGTATCCACGATAGCTTCGGCGATAAGCGGGGCCATGGGTGCCAACGCGCAGAAGGAGGCTTACGAGAAGCTGGCTCGGGCGTCCGAACAGGAACGCGCCGAGTTCAAGAAGGCTTACGACCAGGCTTACGGGTCGGGTTCTTACAATGCCCAGATGCAGAGGCTCGGCGCACAGGCCGGCCAACAGTTCTACGACGCTCTTAACGACAATGCCGCGTGGGACAGGTACATCAACGGAGAAAGGGCCTACGTAGCTCCCGAGGATTTCTCGTTTACTGAAAAAGACTTTACGGACGACCCGAGCTACAGGGTCCGTCTCAAGGAAGGCCTGGAATCCCTCGACCAGTCCAACGTTGCGAGCGGTCTCAACCTAAGCGGAGCGGCCGTCAAGGCGACAAACGACTATGCGCAGGACCAGGCGAGCAAGGAATTTGGTGCGGCTTACAACCGCGCTTTCCAGAGGTACACGGACGACCGCAAATTCGACTACAACGCATGGAAATCTCAGGCGGACCAGTACTACAACAACCTATTGCAGAAATTGCAGGGTCTCGGTCAGGTGAGCAGTCAGGGCGTACAGGCGAATAGTGCTCAGGCACAGGCATTGCAGGCACTCGCGAACAACAACGCCTCTTCCATACAGCAGCAGTCCACGGCTCAGGGCGCCGCGAACATGGCAGGGACGTCCGCCACGACATCCGTACTCGACGCGATAGCCAAGGGGCTCACGACTGGAGCCGGTCTTTACGCCTCTCAGGCGGGAGCCACACCGACAGCAGCCACTCCGGTAAGTACCTCTCCGGCTAACACTTACACGCTCTCGGGAGCGGTAAACAGCGGCGGTCAGGATTTCGCCAAGCTGTTCCTCAACGGATGGAACCCGGCGATACCGACAACGCAGAACCTCGTGGGGGCATGACATGGCGATGATGATAGACTACGACGCCATAGCGAAGATGGCGAAGAGAAATTCAGAGGCGCTCGATGTCCCGAAGTTCAATCTCGGGATGGGCTACCTCGGTGGCAAGGAAGCCACGCCCGAAAGTACGGCACTGGAATCCGACAGGCGCAAGGTAGAGGCTTCCGTTCACGGTAACGCGACCATAGACGAGCTTCTAGCGGCACTCCGCATGATGGCGTCGATGGAGCCGGACGCACCGTCCAACCCCGTGATGCAGCTTGACGCACGTTACAAGGAATCCGACGCCATGACCGGAATCCCCGGCACCGTGGCGCAGTACCCGAGCGCGGGAGGTGTTACCCGCGAGACAGAATACAGATTTTAGAGGTGTGACCGATGGCAGCATTCGACCTTAACTCTCTTTATTTCCTCAAGAACGCGGCCCCGAAGACTACGGGTTTCGAGGAGGCGTTGTCGCCGATGAAGACAGGCTTCGACCTCGGCACGGCTTACAACGACAGCTACAACAGGAACAGCCTACAGAACCTCATAGCGCAGCGCGAGAGCGAGGGCGTGCCTTACGACCGTCTTTCTAACGAGGCGGCGAAGTGGGACCTGAACTCGGCCAATTCCATGCGCAACGAGCGCAGGGCGAGCCTCGGCTACAACTACAAGCAAAGCGTGGCCGAGTTCGAGCAGTGGCGCAAGAACATGGCCCGCCGCATTTGCGGACTCATTTTGCAGAAGGCCGACGGTATGGGCATGGCTCCCGACCAGACGGACCGAGTTCTCGAAGTCGCGGCAAGTTACGTCATGACGTACGACCCGGAGCTTGCGGAGTTCCTGATGCAGCAGGCGCAGACGAGACGGTACAACGCGGCACGGACTGCACCGAAGATGCAGAACCAGGACGAAAGCAAGCTCTATCCTTCCGAGATTTCCTCAAGGAAGGCCAAGGCTAACGATGTCGATTTCGCAGGCGCCAACAGATTCCTTGGCACTTACCAGAACAACTCCGCCAACGTAGGCGCGATGCTTGCAAACCTGTATTCTACAGGAAAGCTGCCGTACTTGAAAAAGGCATGGATTGACGGCGTTACGCAGTTCGCCATGAACTCCGACCCGTCCACGTTCAGGAACAACTCTATATGGGACAACGAAACGGTATCCAAGGCCATAGAGCTTTTCATGAACGGAGGAATGGCGGAACAACAGGAAGATACGGTTATCGAGCAGGCCCCTGTTCCATCTAAAACAAGCCCTGCTAAAGCGCCTTCCGCATCTAACGTAAATTTGCCCGAAAACGACGATTACACGAGGTCCATAAGGTCATACTACATACCAGGTAACGCGGCAAGCGGAACGAGGGAAAACCTCAACGTGTCGAGAATCGATAGCGACCTGAAAAAGTACTACGACAACATCGAAGCGTTGCAGTACATGGTAGGCGTTCTTTCTCAGGACAACCAGCGATTTGCCGGAGTGAAGGGAGATGCCGGGGCCAACAGCGAAAACGGGGTCGTGAAGGTAAACCGCGAAAAGGTGCAGAAGCGCATAGACGAGCTCAAGGAACTTGAACGCGGCGGGTTTACGCCCGAAACCGCCAAGGCTCTCAAACTTTCGGGTAAGACCGGACAGACTCTTTCGGACGAAATAGCTAGATGGCAGAGAATACCAAAGATAATAGACGCATACTATCAGAATCCTGGCGCAATACTTCCGCCTCTCGTAAGGACGTTGCTTCCTGAAGAACGAACCACTGACGAAGACGTGAAGAGAATTATCAAGTCCGACCTCGGCGAAGACGGTTACAATAAGCTATTCAACGCAATAGCCGCTACCGACAAGAATATTCTCGGTTCCCTGTTGAGCAAGGAAGCCTACGCCAACGCCGTGCGCAAGGTAGCCCCCATCATCATGAACAACATGAAGAAGGAGTACAACGCGCTTGTCAAGGCGAACAACGGTGACTCAGGCAAGGTGGACAACGCTTTGCGCGAAGCATACCGTTATGACGACGACGTAATAGAATACGTGAAGGGGAACAAGATTCTTTTCACCGTCAAGAAGTACTACGACAAGGAAGCCGAACGTGTAAAGAAAGAGCGCGAAAAGAAGGAAAAGGAAGCTTTCGATCGAGGGAACACGCCTTCTAAAAAGAAGTACACGGAAGCCGACTGGGATAACTTTTAGGAGGTTTTATGACTTACAGAATTACTAGCCCGACCGGAGAAGTGAGGACCGGCCTTACAAAAGAGGACGTATCTGATTTCAAGAACGCAAAACTCAAAAAAGGAATTGACCCTAAAGCAGCCGGATACAAGATTGAAGTAGAAGATTTCGAAGAAGAAAGTTCATCAAATCAAGAACCGGAACCAGTTAAGTCCACTACAAGGGAAGAACGCATGGATGCGTTCGGTAACGACGCAGAATACTGGCCGAACGTAGCTGAAGAGTTCATGAAGGGCAATACTGGATTCAACCTCGGCACGTTGAAGGCAGGTATAGGAGATTTTCTTTCACTTCCAGGAAGAACTATAGCTGCTTATGCAAACAACGCCGTTAGCGGTGGAAAGCCTTCCGATTACAAGGAAAATTTCAATCTTGGCACGCGTTCGGAAGAAAGCGGAAACATTTTTGGAAAGATAGCAAGAGACCCTATAACACCGCTTCTTGCTGGAGGCGGAAGGCTTCTTGCAGAGGGAATCGGTATTGGCGCCAATGTCGGTAACAAGGTTCTTGGTATTTTAGGTAGAGGTGCAGGAAAGGCTGGAGAAAAAATTGCAGCAACTGAAATAGCTCCTTGGATAATTTCTCCATCTACAAAGAACATAGCTGAAAAAACGTTTAATCTCGGTTCAAAGGCTCTTGGAAACAGAACTCTAGGAAGGACTGTTGGTGGAGCTTCTGCCGGAGCAGCAGAAGGGTTGGGAACAGAATTTGTTGATGCAGGCATGAACAACAGGGAACCGGAATACATGCTTGGAACTGTTCTAGGCGGCGCTTTTGAAGGTGCAGGGCAGTTGGTCCAGAACCTTTTGCGTTCGTTCGGAGAAGACCTTGTAAGGTCTTCCGTTGCTGCTATAATGAAGGGCAACGTGAACGCGAACGTGACTAAGGAAGAGATTGCTGAATTTTTGAAAGACCCGAAGAATGTAGAAGCTTTAAAGCGCGTTCTAGAACAGCAGTCCAGCGGAAGGAACGCTTTGCCGTTTAGCGGTTCCGATCGTGGAAAAACATTGCAGGGTGACGTGAACGATGCAATGAAAAAGGCGAACGCGACAATATCCGATGAAAAAATACTGAACTACGACCCAGACGCTGAATACGCCCTTTACGACAACAAGACTCTTTTTAAGCCAGGAGTAAGGAGTTCGGAAGACTATAACTACCAACGTGAAATATTCCCGATAAAGGAAGAAACCGATTACGTTGACAGGAGGAATTTCAAGAACCGTTCAGGAAAGAAGCTGACGAGAGATTACGGATACCAGTCCAACGCAGAATATAACCTCGAAAAATTCGCGGACAAGTACGCCGGAATGATGGAAGATTTCAACAACGTTACCGGAGTTGTCGAACGTCCTATTTCGAAAGACGAACAGGAATTTATAGACTTCGCGAGAAAGGAACTCGAAAAGGATTCCAAGATTATCAAAGGCTATAGTCCTCTGAAAGTCCTAAACTCAAACAAGTTCCTCGGCGACAGAATGCCGTTCAGCAGTTCAGAAATGAACAGGCGCGTAGAAGCGCTTAAAAAGGCGCATTCTTCCGAAGGTCTTTCAAGGGACTTTATCAATACGGTAAAGGAAATACAGACCGACGCTACCGAAGGTTTCGGAAAGGAAATGTCCGACATGATAAACAGCAGCTTCAATGGAAGCTGGAACATGCTTGACAGAGCTTTCTCTTATGCAGACCCTGCAAAGGCCCCTCCGATAGCCATAAGGAAAGAGCTTATT